TTACAGAGACTCCCCATGTCACATATGACAGCTCTGGTAGACTTATAGTAACACCAGATCAATCTTTCGCTTTAGGCCCAAAATATGTTTAACCACTTGAATGTGGAGTTGCCCACTATAACGGCAACAACAACTGATGGTGTTCGCCTATATGAAACACCAGAGGGAAATAAGTACCCTTCTATCACAACTATTCTTTCAGTCCGTAACAAAAAAGGATTGATGGAGTGGCGTAAGAAAGTTGGGAATGATGTTGCGAATTATGTTGCAAGAACTGCCGCAAATAGAGGAACTAAAGTTCATCATATGTGTGAAGATTATCTTAATAATGATTTTGATGAAGAGAAACATAAGAAAAACTTTTTACCCTACTGTCTCTTTACCCAATTAAAAGAACAAGGATTATCAAAAATAGATAACATCCATGCACAGGAAGCGGGACTCTACAGTGATAAATATAAGGTAGCCGGAAGGGTAGATTGTATTGCAGAATATGATGGGGTTCTCTCAATCATAGACTTCAAGACTTCAACTAAAGAACGCAATGACGATTGGAATGAAAACTATTACATCCAGTGTTCTGCTTATGCGGAGATGTATGAGGAGAGGACAGGTACAGAGATAAACCAGAATGTTATTCTCGTAGTCACAGAAGATGGCACTGTACAGGAGTTTGTAAAAGAGAAACATGATTATCTAGATGCACTAGTAGAAACGGCTGCAGAATGGAGAGAAAAAAATGAAACACCTAATAACATTAATGGCGGTGTTTCTGTTAATGGGTTGTCAAACAACGGACACGACTCCTAAAGACATATCATCGCCCGCTGAAGTAGAAAAAACTCAGAAAGAAGAAGAAAAACCAGAACTAGTATTACCTAGAGCAATGGTTGTGTCAAAACCAGTACTATGTGGAGATGCTGCTACAATTCTAGAAGGAGTGGTGACAAAACATGAAGAACAACCTATTGCTTGGTGGAATGATGGAACATATGGTCATAAAGTATTACTTGTCGCAAATAAGGAAACTGGTACTATGACTGTTCTAGAATATCCTTCAAAGGAAGGTGATCTATCTTGTTTTTTGTCTGTGGGTGAAAATTTTACCTTAGCCGAAGATAAAGGATCAGAGAAAACCAAAGGAAGTCCTGTTTTATATAAAAAGGTACTTGACTAAAATCACTACCTATGGTATAAATAATATACAATTTGTAGATACGGATTGAAAGACGTACAGGACATGGGTGCAATTCCCATCGCCTCCACCAAAAGGAGATTAAAGTGGAAGTAGAATTTTTAGGGGATCAAGATGAAGAACCCCCTAGTACGAGAGGTAAGTAAGTGGATGCTAAGAGCTTATATTCTTTGGAGTATTTGTGCAGACATCGCCTTACTTTCGGGAATCCTCTACCTAATCTTTTTTTGATGGGGGCGAATTAGGTTCGACTGGCGTGGAATAGAGAAGTGGAGAATTGTGGATTGGACGCCTTATAGTCCACTATAGTAAATGCAAACGATAACTTTGCATCTCAAGAATACGCACTAGCTGCGTAATTCGGATAGGGTTTCGGTAGGTTTCCTAGTAACAGAATAACCTACCATTTTGAAACTGTCATGATAAAGGAGATATTACATTATGACTACTAAGAAGACCCAGGCCGCTAAGGTCGCAAACGCACTAATTAATGGTGCAGAATTAACTGCTAAACAAATCAGCGCTCGTTATGGAGTTGCAAATGTTCGTGCAGTTATCAGTCAACTTCGTTCAGAGGGATATGCAATCTTTTTGAACAAGAGAGTGAGTTCTTTTGACGGAGAAGTATATTCTAAGTACCGTCTTGGAACTCCAACACGGGCAACCGTGGCTGCTGGTTATGCAGCACTACGTTCTGCGTAGTAACAAACAGAAAGGAGTTGCGTGGGTTTAGAGGCATGTCAGGGCTCTTAGAGACAGACAGTCCATTTATTCTCAGTTGCCTAGGGAACGCAAAAGGTTCATCGCTTAATAGATGCGTGAGGGGTCACGGTTAACCCCTCAACTTATATAAAGGAATTTGATTATGGCATTGACAACACCGAAGATATTTGCACAGAAGATTGAAGAAATTGTTAAAGAAAAACATATCACTCATATGGAAGCGGTACTTTGGTATTGTTCAGATCAAGACATTGAACCTGATTCCGTAAAAGGGTTAATCTCGAAACCCTTAAAAGAAAAGATCGAGGCCAATGCAAGGGAGTTAAATTTTCTCCCTAAACAAGCACAACTACCAGTTTAGGAGTATTCATGTTTGCGTTTTTATTACTATTCCCAATCTTATTTTTTTCCACTAATAGTGAGTTCTTTGAACAAGTTGAAAAAGACAGGGCAAAGGGAGCTACTTGGCAAGAGATAGACCCAAAACCATTAGACCCCAATGCGAAGGCACTTCCCCTACAGTGTATGTCTCCAGTAGAACATGGTGATGATGAACCTTGTGGAGAACCATACGTTATCTATAAACTAAAAATGCCAGAGGACAAGTAGTGTATACCTTGAAAGTTCCCAATGGAACATATAAGTCAGATAGTCTAATTGACCTAATGTGGACAGTATTTAGACATAGACTGCACCATCTAATTAAAGATGGTAAGTTTGATGATTAGAAGCCTCTTACAGGCAATTATAGTTTTAGTTCCAACGTACATCACCGCATATCTTACAGATAAGATGGTGTACGTTATTCCCATGTTGGCAGCTGCAAGTTTCGTTGCGGCAAGTCTGTCAACAAAATCCTCACGCAGAGTTGAAGAAGATGGTTACAAAAAGGACGTTGGATATAAAAAAGACGTTGGAAAAGAAGATGGAGCCCATTGACGTTTATCTGATGTATTGTGCATTGAAGGCTCATTTTGGTAAAGGTGATTATGATTATGTCACCTATGAAGGTAAAACCAAGATCAAAAGAGAATCGTTCTACAAACGCAAAGACAGAGGGTTCTTTGTAAGGGTTGCAAGAAAATACAAGAACGAAAATGACATCAAAAATTATTTTGTTTCTAATTTTATTAAAACTAAAAATGGATACATTGCTAATTTTAGTGATGAAAATTATGAATCGTGGACACTCAAACGACAAGGGTTTTTTGATCTATTTGAAGTGGAAATGAAACCTCTGGTAGAAGCGTTTGAAAATTTGTTTATAGTAGAGGGTGGACAACACCCAAAATTGATGAGAGAATTTTTAGGGAGCCGTGTGTCTCTGGAGACACTTATCATATTAGATAAATTGGTTGAATATGATGATAACTGGAACAAGAGTATGGATGATGATATTGTCTGGAAAGATTTGAGAGAACTAAAGAATAATTATGAAAGGTTCTTGACAATTGATGTAGAGAAGTATAGAATTAGACTATTAAAACTTATTGAGGAGTCCAAGTAGATGGAACAAGTACGTGAAGAAGCATTTGAAAAAATGGAGAGGTCAGAATTAGATTCTTATATTAAGAGTCTTGAGTATGACAACGCCGAGTTGGTCAAAAAGAATGAAGAATTATCTGCAAGGGTTAAACAACTTGCAACCAGACACCCACAATGGCCAAGTGGATATAAACCACGCCGACATACGAAACCTAGATAAATGATAGTAACACAACTAGATAGTATGGGTACTGATTTAACTGTCGTCAATGCGGCCCGAGTATCCTTTGGAAAAACTCATGAAATATTCGATAAAGACACTGATTCGAGACTTATTAATTATCTCGCTCGTCATAGGCATTGGAGTCCTTTCGGTCACTGTAGCGTACAGTTCCACATCAAAGCGCCCGTGTTCGTTGCTCGCCAACTGGTTAAACATCAAGTCGGATTGGTGTGGAATGAAATATCCAGACGATACGTAGATGATGAGGTAGAGTTTTATACTCCACCTGTATGGCGTGGTTCTCCTGAGAACGCAAAACAAGGTTCTTCTGAAAAGGTGATTGACATCAATCCTAGAAATCGTATGGTTGATGATTATGAACAGGTGTTGAAAAGTGCAAAGTGGACTTATGAGGAATTACTGAGAAAAGGTGTTGCACCAGAACAGGCACGTATGGTCTTACCGCAATCCATGTATACAGAGTGGTACTGGAGTGGTACTTTGATGGCGTTTGCACGTGTATGTAATCTTAGATGCAAACCAGACGTACAAGAAGAAACAAGAGAAATTGCAGATATGATTGATCGTTTGACAAGAGATTTGTTTCCTATATCATGGAGAGCTCTGAGAGATGCCACTTGACATTCCTTATCCAAAACCTGTAAATCCCAATCCGATGATTAATCTGGATAACCTAATGAATAGAGCTGTGGTGTTC